GGGGCGCTTTCTTTGTTCTTGTGTACAAAAGTGTACTTCACATAATGAACACCAGCCTCAAGAGTTCCTGCTGCGTTGACTGTTAGCCCAGAAGCTAAAACAGGCTGGGTCATGGTCGCATCATCATAGATGAGCCAATCAGTGGGCAGCCCTGTGGAGCTTAGAAGAAGAGAAAGCTCCTCATCACGAGCACGAGAAAGATAGGAGAAGTGGGCGTTCGTCCCTGATAGTGGGCTTCTAACGCCAATAGATAGAACCTCTGAACAATCAGCAGGCATATCAACAAAGCGTTGCTTCACTGTAATAGTCAGCCCTATTGTGGTTGCGCTGGCAGAAAAGTTCTCAAGGTAAAGGGTTCCTGCAATGCTTTTGGTAATGACGTACTCGCCATTGTCTACATCAGCGGCACCGGCAATCTCAACAATGTTGCCTTCCATCCAAGGCAGAAAAGGAGTTCCAGCAGCAGGAATAATTGTGTTGGCACCAATAGCAATCTGACCATTGGCGATGCTCACATCACGGTAGACCTGAATCTCTTCAGTCTCCTGGGCGAACTTCCAGGGACGGTCGGTAAAGAAGTCGAGGTAAATCTCGTTTACAACACGGTTGACCTCATCAATGTAGGTCTGGACGTTGGGGTCATAGTCTACGATAGACCCTACCATGTTTCTAATCTCTGAGAGGTTCACTTCTACTCCTAAGAAAAAAGGGCGGACACCCGATAAAGGTGCCCGCCCAAAGGTTCAGCGGGTTGTTTCTACAACTGGCGGAAGATGTAGCAATCCACTGTATTACCAGCGGCTGCCTCTAATGCCACTCCAAGAATAGGAGTAAGGGAACCGGCAGCACTTGCTGCTACTGCCTCACCGGCAGCGGCAACAAACGAACCACCAAGCGCAATAACACCAGTTGTCTTCGCGTTCTCGCAATAGCCTGCAACACAGACGCGCACCAAAGCACCACCAGCAGCAACGGTTGGTGCCGTGACGGTTTCAAGTGCAACGCCAATGACGGCGCCGGTTGCAGTGCCAAGAATGACCTGGCGTACCCGGTCTTCTCCAGCGGCACCTGTGTTCAACTGAACCCAGTCACCAGCAGTTACTGCTGCTGCGCAACCGAAGGACACGATGTCCGACATTTCACCAGTTACTTGTGCTACCTCAAGAGGCGGCTTTCCATGATTTAAGTGTCCGAATGACATGATTACGCCTCCGCGTCTACGAGCAAACCAAGGCTTGCAAGGTGATCAGCAACAATCTGGGTGCGAACGAACATCTGTGCTTCACGAGCAGCAAAGCCACTCTTGTGCTCGAAATCAGTCATCGAGAAGTTAGCATCAGAATCAAACACAACCTTCATGGTCTTGGTGTTCAAGAAGTACATTGATGGAGTGTTGGCATTGACCGCGTTTCCGAGGTTGTTTTCAACGTACATCAAAGCGCCGTTGTAAGCCAAGGCAAGACGACCTGCATCGAGGACAGTCTCTTTCGGCATGTAGCGTTCTTGAAGTTGCAACGTGTTCTTGTACAAACGGTACGAGGTTGGGCTTGCAAGAATCAAGTCCACAGACCCTTCGGGTGCGTAGATTTGAGTCTGAAGCATCAACTCGGCCATTCCGTTCAAACCGTTAGTGGCGAATGTTCCACCACCACCAGACACATCAAACGCCTGGTTCTGCCAGTTGCTTGTTGCAAACGTTGCTTTAGACAGACCACCAACGGTGTTCTGTTGAGTGCCGAAAGCAAGCTCTTCCAAAAAGCCCGACGCATTACCACCACCACCACCTGTGCTGTTTACACCGTTCAAGGTGCCAAGCTCAGTCAGAACAGTGGAGGTTCCACGGATGGTTTGAAGTTCCCACTCACGCTTCAGCATGCCAATGACAGACTTCATGCGAGAATCAGCAATCGAGATGACAGCGTTTTCGCCACGGTTGGAAAGCTCTTCCTTCTTGGTGATTACGATAGGAGCAACAAAGTCACACCATTCGTACTCAGGCGAACGCAGAACGTCAGCCACAGAAGAGGAGACAGCTTCGTAACCAGTAGCAAGCTGCGTAATGTTAGAGTGCTCTGCAAGAATTGCAGCGCGAGTAATGCGTTGACCACCGTTGATCACTTCGACACCACCAGCTTTCTTGATGTGATCAAGAAGAGGTACTGTCTGGAACAGGTTGTCCAACGCTTTCTTAGACCGCGCACGCGCAGTTGAACTAAGAATATCGTTTTGAATAGCCATGATAGACGAATCCTAATAGGCACAAAGGCCATGGAATAAAATAGAAGAAGTTTAGCGGTTGTCCCAGTGGGGCCGAAAGACTTCTGCTTATCCATAGAGGGGCTTCGTCTTCAAAAAGAAGAATAGCAAAGACGCCTCTTCTTGGCAACTATCAGATTTTGACTTTGCTCTTGTTGTCACGAATCCAGTTGTAAATAGCAACAGGGTCATCACGGTCTAAGATGTGCTTTGGAACGCCACCAACAGAACCTCTTGAAGCTCCACCAACTTTCAGTCCAGCTTCACGGGCAAGCTTCTTGTAAGCAGCAGCCTCAACATCTTGGGTCTTCATATCTTCAGCAAGCTTACGCCCTTTGACCTGCCAATAGGCTTGCTCAAGGTTCATGTGCTTATGCTCTTGTAGCACGGCTACAACGTCAGCCTTCATATCTACAAGGTCGGGATGCTCCGACTTGAACACATCAAGCTTGTGCTTCTGCTGTTGTAAGACATGAGCTTGGCGCATAGGCTCCATCATCTCAGTCATGCGTTTAGCAACCTCCTGCTCAATACGTCCTTCAAAGGACTTTGTATCGTAGGGGTCAAAGTCTTTGTTCTCAACAGCCGCCTTTTCAGAAACGGTCTTGTAGAAGTCAGACTCAAATAGAGCCTTTTCTCTTGCATGAAGAGCAGACTTAGCGTTCTCCAGGGCCTTGCGTTGGTCAGAAAGGTTCTGAGTCTTCTTAGTAAAAGAAGAGCGCAAGTTGTGAAATAGCTTCTTTGCTTCAGGGTCCAGGCTTCCCATGACCGCTTTATAGTCTACACCCTTGTAGTCTTCTTCTGACTTGAAGATCTCGTCATCAATCTTTTCAGAAGCAAACTCATCAATAGAAGGCGTTGCTTCTGCTTGGGGTTGTTCAGTAGCCGGGGCAGCCTCCTGCTCAGGGACCGACTCCGTTGCAGGGGCTGCCTCTACGGCAGGTGTTGTTTCTTGTGGTGCTTGTGCTGGTGCTTGTGCTGCTTCTGACATTTACATTCTCTCCATTAGTAATGATTCTTCATCAACTGCTGCAACATCTTGCGCTGCTGCAACGTCAAAGGGTGGGGCGTCTTCAGGAACGCCAGAGGGAACTTCCTCTTCTGCTTCTGAACGAAGGAAGGTTTTGAACGACTGGTTTGCGGCAAGTGTATCAAGTCGTGCTTGGATATCCTCAAGTCCAGCGGAGTCAGTCGCGGTGGACACATCAAAAGATAAACGCTCTAATCCAGCAGCGGCAGCGGAATCAGCAACCATTGATAACGACTGAACAAACTCAGAAGGAAGGGGGCCGTCAATATCTTCTGCAAAGGATGGGTATGCAGGAAGGTTGAACATAGGAAGAACTTGGTTCAAAGAATCAACCAATGCGTTGAGATCCCCAACAGGGAAGTCTCCGCTTGGAGCCATCTGCTCAAAAGCACCTTCCCTCGCCGATTCTGCTTCACGGGCGCGTGACATGAGTGCTTCTTCTTGTGGTAATAGTTCAGCCATTATGCTTCCTTTGCGGCGTCTTTCGCCATTGTTCCGTTCTTTTTCATCTCAGCAACAGTGAAAGTCTCAGCGATTGCTCGACCCTTGTCACCCTCAAACTTCTTCACATTGTTCTTGTAACGCGCAATGTTCAAGTCTTGTTGTTTCTGGTGGGCAGTTTGCCTCTGTAAGGTGTCCTCAACGTGGTGCTTGTCAAAGTCTCCCGTTGATACGAGCCCTTTTTTCTCCATGAGCGCTTCTCTCTGCATACTCGTGTGGTAACGAGCGCCGAGGCCACGATCAAAAAAGCCATCGACGCCGTACTTACCCGTCTGGTCACCCCAACGACCCGGCGTATGGGCCGGAATTGAGATCTGTTTGTATGAGTCACTGTCACATTCTGGGCATTTGATAGAATCTGGAACCTCCTCTCTGGGTAGAAACAGGGCCTCGTGTATATGCTCACCGCAAAAGTAATCAAATAACGGCATTACTTTGTGCTCTTAGAGCCCTTACAGGCCCATCGTTTCCGACTAAGCCTCAATGGGCTGTTGGGATTCTTTGCTGCTTTAGGGTGCTTCTTCATTTGCCCGCTACTACGGGCACAATAAGAGTTTCCCTTCTTGGTTCCAGGTTTGACCTTAGCGCCTTTCTGGCCATAAGAAACCTTTTTCCCAGACGCTGTGACCTTTACTCTGGCCTTTCCTTTTGCGGGCTTACGAGTTGCCATTACTTTTTCTTCCCTTTCTTGCTGGCGTAAATTGCTTTTTGTTGCTTTTGCGCCTGGGGTTTAGTCATTCGTTTTTTAGTTTTTGTGTTCTTGACTTTGTATCCGCCACTTTTTCTTTTTACTACAGGCATTACTGTGTGAATCCTACGCCACCACCCAACAGCATGTCAGTCACGTTGCCTGGAGTGGGGTTGTTTACAAGGTCTTGTGCCGTAACTGGCTCTTCAGGGTTGGCAACACCGGGTATTCCTGCGCCTGGTTGCTGTGGAGCAGGGGCAGCTTCCAAGAAATCTTCAGGAAGACCCATCGTTCTGACCACTTCTTCAAGAATCTTCTGGTTAGGAACGCCCAAGGCTTGCAACAACTGAGCATTCTGAAGCAATCTCTGCTCACGAATGGCCTCAGATATAGGCGTAGACGCNTGGTCTGCTGCGAAAATCTGGAAATCACCCGTCAAATCGTCCGGCTTCACCGTCTGAGCCTCCCCATCCAACAGCACAAGGGTCGGAACCTTGGCCTCTTCAATGAACAATGCCACCATAAGCAGGTAAACACGGCCCATCATTTCGATTGCACCGTCCCGTTCACGAGCCATGCGGCCAATCTCACTCGTTGTGTACGCTGCCAGCGCCGCAATCTCCGTTGCAGTAGCTTTTGTAGCCTCTCCGCGAGTAAATGCTGCGGTAACAGACCCTGCATCTTTGTCTCGAATGACATCTGACATATAGCGAGAGACTTCAGCAGGCAGATTCTGGTGTGGGACGGGGCGAATAATGGTGTCCAGTGAATCATCAGTCTCTACCTCTACAAAAAGACCGTCAATACCACTGGTCACCTGAGCCATCTCGTCATCAGACATGGCCCCTTTCTTCACCAACCACTGCCTCGACGCTTTACGAACCGCATTTGCTTGGAATGAGCGTATGATGTTCATCTCATAGAGCTGGTCGTAGATTCGCTTGATGGCTGAGTACCCAAGCATGGGCTGATCTGGAATCCTGTTGTAATAAAGCGGCACAATAGGGGCATGACCACGATTCTCTGCGTCCCTAAACGGAATAAACTCAGCACTGTCCAACCATTTGTCTGCACGTTGAGGACACCACCAGTAAAGCTTGTCATCTACCAAGTCGTAAAGCTCAACGACCCTAACATACTGGAACATTGGCGATATTGGGCTTTCTTGGGGGTCTTTCGGACGCGCACCACCCGTTGCTTCCTTGATCCCTTGGTCAAAAAAGCTAATCATCTCCCCACCAATGTCATCAAACTTGCCGCCAAACTTATCTTTGGCTTCTGCTACAGTCATGTAGTAAACATGGCCAACAAATCGCTGGGTATCCCACCGTGTTGCATCCCTATCCACAATCACCTGCCAGGGAGGCACAGCAACAGGAAGAACGCGCTCATATAGATTCTCTCGATTCGTAATCGTCAGCTTTAGAAAGCTCATTGGGTAGATAAGCGCCATACGAGAAGCGTTTTCAATCTCATTCCGGCTGTTGAGCAAGAAGTGATTGATAATGTTCTGGCTTTTCTTGGTGTCACCCTTGCCTAAAACGCCATTCTTTACAACAACAGCAGGGTTCTTTGCAAAAAGAGAGGCTTGAAACGACTCAATGTACCCATACCCATCGTTAGTTTGGATACGAATCTGGCTAAGGCCCGAGTCTTTCTCGGTATCCCAGAAGTCCATCTCATACACAGCCTTGTATCTAACCAAGGCATCCCTCTTGTCTCCCCAATACCGTTCATGTGTATCAAGGATTACTTGCAAATCTTCTGGTTTCATTTATATCACCTGTCGTATGGCCAGCGATCCGACTTCTTCTTCACGCTTGGTTGTGGGCTATCACTATCCATCAATGTCTCAAATCTTTCTGCTGAAATATTCAGCGGCTCTTCCATAGAAAAAGGAACTCCCAATAGACCCCCAGCAGCAGTAGAGGTAGCAGATAGCGCAGCACTGGACAAAGCAGGGGTAAGCTTAGGTGGTGGTGTTTCCATTATCTCGGGCTTTTCGTCTCCCCTAATCCAATCACCGGCAGAGGATAAAGCGCCGCCTATTTTCCTCATGCCCAACCTGGTTGCTGGGTCCGGCCAAGCAGGGTTAGCCCCCAACAACTCTCCTATTCCCCCGGTTTCTTTTACCATTGTCCCAAGGTGCTTCTTAGTTCCTGTTGCAAGCCCGTGCTCTTCAGCTTCTTTGCTAAGTCGATATCCTTCGTAAGCTACTTCTAAAGGCAGCGCGAACTTTAGAGCGCCCCTCAAGAGAGTCCTTACCCCACTTTTTGGGATACTCGGCATCTCTGGAAGATAGAAGCCCTTTTTTTTCAGTGGGTGAGGAGGTGTGGGGCCACTGAACGGTGTAGGGGCGTGTGGTCCAAGAGCATATTCTATATTTCTTATCTGGTCTGCCGTTACTCGCTGCCCAACAGAGGCGCTATTCAAGAGTTTATCAAACTTCTTGTATGACTTATCATATAGCTTTGTAAGCTCTTCTACCCTTCCACCGGAAACGTCCATCCTAACGCCAGATTCCACTTCCGATAAGAGACTCTCCATCTCCGCCAGCTTCTTCGCGGCGTCATGCAATGATTTGAACTCTTTTCCAGACAGACCTACTGAAACTATTCCTGCCCCTGCACGAGCAGTGTCTGCTATCTGATCTCTTGTCTCCCCCATCAGTAACCACCCGTCTTGTTCCCGCCCCGAACATTCCAAGGCAGCGTTCTTTTAGACTTCTTAGCCTTCATAGCAGCAATGTGCTTCTCCATCATGGCCCTCTTCACAGAATGGGACACCATCAAAGGCATCCTCTCAAGCAAGTAATAGCACAAAGCCATAGAAACCGTCACATCATCATTCTTCCGTTTGGCTGCTTGAGGCTTGTCTTTGATATAAACAATCGTCTTCAACTCTTCCAAAACATGACGGTCGAGCTTCATAATAATGCCGCTATCCACAACCTCTTTGATAGCCTGGAACAACAAGGGCCTTGTCCCCACTGTCGTCCTAAACGGCTTTCCTTTATCGTCCTTATACAGCCCTTTGACCTTCAACTCTTTCAGCTTGTGAAGAACCCAATGCCCATTACCGTTTGACTCTACAATCACTTTCGGCTGGTGGTAACGGGTCCAAACGCCAACGATGACCTCGGCAAGCTTAGAAGGAGGGGTTGTATTGCTAATGAAATGATAAACAGGTTGGCGCGTGCTGCCAGAAACAACAGTAATCGCTGAGAAGTCAGTCTTCTTCCCCAAGCCACTACCAACATCAACGCCCAAAACATACGCCTCGCCCGGTTGCGGTGGTGCATACTGCCTGTGCTCATGGCTTCCCATGTCAACAGGGTCAATCTTATCCATAGCCACTGGATCAAAGAACTGTACGCCACTCGACCTAAACGCCTCTTCAATCGTGGCAGGGTACTCACGAATAAACTTCTCTTGGCCTAAAGTCTTCAACTGCTTCTTGCGCCAACACAACTGCTGAGTCGTAATCTGTAAGTCTTCCTGCACCTTCTTCTCAACCGCAGTTGGAATATACCAGCCTGGAATCTCCTCTACAGCATAAGCAGCGTGAGAATACCAAGGGAAAAACACCAGCGTCCAACCGTTCTCACCCTTCATGGCACCTTCAACAAGCTCATGGAACTTATCACCAGGCGTATTCGGAGTGCTCTCAATAATAATCTGGCCCTCACCAACGGCTGCCATAACCGTAGCCATTGTCTCTTCCTGATTCTCATAGAAAGCAAACTCAGACAAATGAACGCTATTCATTGCAAACGAACGAGTACCACCCTTACCGCTTGCCGTGTGAGTCCGAACCGTCGCTCCTGAGTCCTCAAAGGTCAACGTCCTTGAAGACGACTTAGACAAAGGCCTTCTCAACTGAACAGGCAAATTATCATAGAAGGTCTTCTCCATACGATGCAACTCTTCAGCAGAATCACGAGTATGGGAAATCACAGCATACTGCTTAGGTTGACTGGCCATATACGTCTGCCAGAAGTGCCAACCACGAACAAGCGTAGAGATACCCATCTGACGAGCCTTGAGGATAATCACACGATTGCTCGTCTTGAGTACCTCCAACAACTTCTTCTGAGGCTCATTCAAATCGAACGAACTCAACCGCTGACGCTGCTTGTGCATAATCGTCAACCGAGAGATGAACTGTTCAGGATCNTTTAGAAGNTCACCAAGCTCCTCATTCATCTTGGCCACTCAACCATTGCTCCATCGCATCTGTTCCACCCTTCACCTTCACCTTGCTGCCCTGCAACTCAAGCTTGGCTCTATCAAGAACTATCTTGGCCGCATCTGTCCGCTCCTTGGCCGATGAGTCCTCATTCGACATAACAGCCCTAAGAACCTCCACAGCCTCGTACACGGCGTATGAGAGCGCAAGCTGGGCACCTGCTGCCTTCTTGTCCTTGTACACTGTCATCTCAGCGGAAAACTCAGGCTCTTTGGTCCATTTCCATATCGCTGAACGGGTGACGCCTACCTTCTCAGCAGTGGTAGCCATACTGTGCCCCGCTGTAAGTAGCCGGAGTGCTTCTTGTTTCTTCTCTGGTAGTGCCATGTGGAGAGCATAACACAATGTTTCCGCAGATTTTTTGGGCTGTGTTTGTTTCCGAGATTTGCATCACCAATAATGTTGACAACAACCGGGGTCTGTTTGGGGGGGCCCTCTACCCTATTCGCTGTACTGAGAGCCTATTGAACATAATGTATGTTATCGGAACACAGGAACCTAATGATTTCAAGCACTTAGCTATCAAACCACCCCCCTATATGTAAACGAAGACCACCCTACCCCTGCCCTCCCTGGTGGGAGTCGACCACCCCCCACAGGACAAACTTGTTTGCA